TTGCTTTGGAATATAGTTGACAGTCGAAACGAAGCACATTTAAAACTGCTCAAGTTTCTTGGCTTTAAGTTTTTACGTAAGTTAAAACATGGGCCGAACAATGTAACATTTATTGAATTTTGCCGTGTGCGTAGATGCTAATGCGGGTCTAAGAGCCCAACAAAGACAAAAGGCTAGAGAAAAAGATGCAGTGTATGCTCAACAGGCACTGAAGTTCTTTAACAAAGAAACCAGTCTAGCCAGAACACAACAACGAAATCTCATAGGTTATGGTCGTGATCTTAGCGATGCCTATGTAAGAGCCTTGTATACTCAAGGTAAAGGTAGGATGGCTGTTCAACAGGCTGCTACCAAGTTTTATAGAAACAAAGCCCGAGGTAAAGCTCTGCAAGGTGGTCGATCTAGAACAGCAGGCAGAAATGCTTATCTTAATTATTTAGGTACAGCTGCAAGAGTAGACAGTGTAATGGAAGCAACCTTTGGTAGGAACATGGCGTATGCACAAGAAGGTGCAAGACGTAAGTACCTCAACAGAAATGCGAAAGCAAGAGAAGCACTGGGTATACCAGCTTCATATGGAGCACCTGTAATGTTATCACCAACAGATAGATTTAGCGGATTCCTTAGTGTCGCTAGTACTGTTGCAAGTATTGCTTCTGCTGCGTCAGGAATACCTATAGGTGCTGGTGGTGAGAATATCTTTGGAGTTGTGGTAAGATAATGACATCATCATTTGACAACTTCGGTAACGTCGTAGGTACGCCTCGAGATAAGTTACCTGATATAAGTGATACTAATTACTTACGTACAGAAGCTGACCTAACAGAGGCAGTTAACAAAGAAATAGACAACCAGATCGTAGACACTAAGGAGTTCTACGACGACATGATGAAGATAGAAGAAAATAAATATAAGGCTAGAGATAAAAGATTACAGTACATAGCTGAGATTACTGGTAAAGTAGGAGATTTAGCAAAATCTATAGCAGCTCAACGTCAAACTGACAAAGAAAACGATGCTAAGTTCCAGACAGATAGGGCAAACAGAGCTGAGATTGTAAAGCTTGGTGATAATGCTCACGACTATAATAATACACTTTTGACTAAAGAGCTAGAAGAAAATGAAAATCTAGCTCTACCAGAAGTTCAAGAGATACTAGCTCAACTTACAGATGACTTAAATCCAGATGTAACTTTACAAACTTTCTTATATCAATATGATAAGAATAAACTTAAAGCTATATTTAAGAGTGCTTACGACGCTTTACAAGTTGATAAATCTACTAACCAAGCAGAAGGTATAGATAGGTTAAACTTTATTGGTGATTTGATAAGTAATAAAATACATGTCGATGCACTTGGTCGTGGCTTTGAAATAGAGTCTGGTAGATATGAAAAGCAGTATGGTAATATTATTTTTGACGAGATACAGAAGTTAAAAGAAAACTATTCTTGGGCACTAACTGAGTCTATCAGTACTAACAGAAAAGCAAAAAGAAGAGAAGAGTTTGAAAATAAAATACTAAACTCAGTTAGAAACATAAGTAAAAAGCCAGAAAACGGTCAGGATCTTACTTTATTTACAGATACTAAAACAGGACTTATACAGCAGCTAGCTGTTGAGTTTTTTAAAAACGAGCCTAATGCCATATCTAAAGCTACAGATATGTTTTATGAGGTAGCTTCAAAAGCAGGCGAAAATGGTGGCCTAAGTGACACTCAGCTAAATAATATCTTATATGATCTACCTTATACAGAAGCTCACACTGGTAAAAAGTTTGAGAATATTGTTGAGTATGCTAACCAGCTTCCGATAGATAGTAAGTTTTTTGGTAAGACTATGAACAGGATAGAGCAGATTAACGAAGCTATCCGTTCACAAGAGACTGTAAATAATGATAGATTAGTTAAAGAGATACAAGATGCACGTACTGTTCATAGAAAGAAGTACGATAAATTACTTGAACGAGAAACTGATCCTACACCTACAGAGATATATCAAATATTTTCTGAGTTTACTGGTGATCCTAACTCATTTAGAAAAGGTCACAGACTCAAAGGTGATATACCAGAGTGGCTAAAATCTGCCTTTACAAATCTTGACTTTGCAGGCAACGAAGAGATTAAGAATAAAGTAAAGTTTGCTAGTCTAATTAACGATCAAAGTGGTGTACTTAGAAAAATGGCAGCTCAATATTTAAAAAAAGAAGTACGTGAGCTAACACCTACTGATGAGTTTCTTGTACAGCAACTAGAGACTGAGCTTGCCGGTACTATAACACTAGGAACAACAGGTGCTGTAAGTGATTTTAAAATACATATTGATAAAGGATTACCACCTATAGCGTTTATAAAAAATAAAGTAGACGAGCTACAAAAAAGACTAGATGACGGTGAGTTTGATGTATTTATTACTGAGACATCTCCTAAGCTTGCATATCAAAAACAAGATATGGCACAAGGATACTTAGATGATCCTAACTCAATCAACGATAGAAACGTCAAACCCGGAGAAGCATTATTCTTAGAAAAATCACTTGCACACGTACGTAGTGGTGGTAAGCTATACCCAGAAGTTATAGAATGGTGGAGTGAGTTTAAAGTCATGGATGATGATGGTAAATTTAAAAGACCACGTGAGTTTATGATGCACAGACTTGCTGTAACAGGTGCATTTAAAGATGATCCAACATACGGTAAATTTATACCGAAAGAAAAAACATTTTTAGAACCTGATTTATTTAATTATCAAACTAAAAACGGTTTGCATGGTGCATTAACTGTAATGACAGCTGTTGATGAAAATGGTGACTCGTATGCAGAAAAAGTTTTAGAAACATTTGAATCGCCTGATGCTGTCAAAGGTTATCATAATCTTAAAGGCTACGATTATCATTCTGGAGCTGCTGACTTTGGTGAGTACCCCGGTAATCCATTTAATTTTACAGTAGATAGACAAGGTAATATAGAACAGCAAGGTAGAAGATTTGTAAGTATACAAACTAGAAAAGCTTTAAACGTGTACGAACAAGCTGAAAAACATCCAAACATGAAACTAGGAAGATACGGTATTACAGGTAAACAATATAAAGATTTACTTGATGCTAACGATGGTGAGCTAAAACGTATCGTCGAGCGAGAAGGTTATGATTTTGATTCAAACTTTCAAGACTATCTTGCTTTTGAGCTTGTAAGGCACAACCTAAGTCGAATGAACTCCATACGTGGTATGTCAGTCGAAGGTGGTGCTGTAGTGTCAAAACTTCTAACACTTAGTCCTAACGAGCAAGAAGCACTTAACGAGTTATTTCCTAGACTAAAGCAGTATAGTGCATTACAATTACATAATTTAATGCCACAAATAGCTGACGTTGTAGTAACTGAAGTGCAAAAAACAGAAAAACCAAAAAGACGATACGTAAACCCTCGTGTACGTAAGTTTGGTAAAAAATAATTACAAAAGAAGGAAAATTAAACGATGAGCGACTCCTACTCAGGTGGCAACTCTTATCAAGTCAATGAAGATGATATACAAACTGGTATAGATGTAGCTAGAGACGCTATAGATGACTATGAAGCTAGGCGACAAGAAAAGCTACAGAAACAGGAAGCAGCAAATACAGCTGAACAGCAAGCAGTATCTGAGCAGGCCGATCCACGTAATGCTGAAACTTGGGGTGCTAAGGCACTCATCAAAGAGGGTCAGTCTATTTTATCTGGCGGCTTGCAAGACACTGCATCTTCATTAGCCACATTCCCAGAACGCACTATGGATGCGTTATCAGGGGAAATGCAAAGAGAGAAAGAAGAAAAAGGATATTACAAACCCGAGTTTACACCATTTGACTCTTATGACAATCCTATTGAAACCAAGACATGGTGGGGTAAACAGTTAAGAGGTCTTGTACATTTCGGTAGTTTAGCACTTGGTACAGCAGCAGTAGCAAAAGCAGCTATAGCGTCAGGTGCAGTCACGATACCAGCTGGTTTGATAGGAATTGCCAGTAGTAGTGTTGCTCGTGGTGCAGCTTTAGGAGCTGTATCTGATCTTATATCTAAAGAGTCAGATGAACAGAACGCACTAGGTGCATTACGTGACAGATATGGTTGGGTTGATACACCACTATCTACAAAAGATACTGACCATCCTGTTATGATGAAAATAAAAAACATCGTAGAAGGTATGGGCATAGGTCTTGTATTTGATGGCCTTGCGTATACTTTGAAGAAAGGTAGTAAATCAGCAGTTGACCAGATTACAGCTAGAAATAAAAGCCTAGACGATCAAACAATCAAAGCTGGTATAGCACAGCTCCGTCAAGGAGATGTCGAGTTTAGAGCTGATAAAAACAGACCTATCGCAGAACCACATCAAGGAGCACATATATCAGAAGTAGAACCAACTGTAGCACGTGACCAGTTATCTCGTACTCGTAATGAGTGGGGATCAGAAGAAGGATCTACTGGTAGTGTAACAACCCCAGTCGAACGTGAGCGTGTAGCTAGATACGGTGGTACAGACGAAGAAACAGCAGATCGTATACTTCAAAGCTTAATGAGCGATCAGAAGTTTAAGAAAGAATTAGACGCTGTAAAAGGCGACAGAAAGACATTATCTGCTAAATACAAAGAACATGTAGCAGCACATCAACGAGTAACTCTAGGTAGAAATGCAGCTGATATGTCACCAACCGAGTATTTTAAAGAGATAATAGAAAAACAAAAAGATGTAGTAGATGGTATACCAATCTTGCGATCAGAAGATGTAGTCACCTTTGATCTAATTCTAGGCACACTACTCAAACAGCTACGTGACACAGGCACAGCTGCTAGAGAGATTGCAGATATTGTTAACACCAACGCTATAGATGGCCCTGCTAAACAGATTGTAGACACAATGCTTTATGCGTTGTATGAAACTAAAAAGGCTAGACTTGTTAAGTCTGACTCATTCAAAGAGTTAGGTGCTGGTAAAGCTAGAAAGAAAGCGATCGAAGAAACATTAGCATCAGAAGTAGCTAAGTCCAGAGAGTCTATACAAACTGTACTTAAGATAGCTGACGATGATGATAATTTACTTATGGCTATGTATGAAGCATTTTCTATGATGAAAGATGTAAATACATTAGATGACTTTGATAGATGGGCAAGAACTGTATTACTAGGTGGTAAATTAGAAACAGGTGGTGTAAGTAGAACAGGTATTCTTATACGTGAACTAGAAGGTGTAATGAGTCACAGCGTACTGTCTGGCCCTAAAACACCAGTTCGAGCAATCATGGGTACATCTGCTGCAACATTTTTAAGACCTTTTGCTACGGCACTAGGGGCTGCTGTACGTTTACCTTTTAGTGGTGATACACAAACTCTAAGAGCAAGTCTTGCGTCAATCAATGGTATGATGGAAGCTATACCAGAATCCTTTACCTTGTTTAGAGAAAGACTAAACTCATACTGGAAAGGTGATATAGCAACTATTAAGACTAGATTTTCAGAATATAGTAAAGGGGACGATAACTGGGAGATACTACGTAGATGGGCAGAAGACAGCAATAGAGCTAGTGAAGGAGAGAAAGCTGCGTTTGCTATGGCTAACATGGCACGTCAGATGAATAATTCTAACTACTTAACATACTCTACAAAAATTATGGCTGCAACTGACGATTCATTTGCATACATTCTTGGTCGTGCTAAGATGAGAGAACTAGCCATGCGTAGAGTTATGGAGTTACAAGAAGGTGGATATAGAACACCAAAGATAACTAAAGAGTTAATGAAAGCATACGAGGATGATTTCTATAGTCAGGTTTTTGATAGTGCTGGTAACATACAGAACGAAGCAACTAAGTTTGCACGTAAAGAAGTTACACTTACACAAGAGCTTACAGGTTTTGCAAAAGGTCTAAACGATGCTTTTACCTCTATGCCACTAGCTAAACCTTTCTTTTTGTTTGCTAGAACAGGTGTAAACGGTCTTGCATTGACAGGTAAGTATACACCCGGATTTAACTTCTTAGTCAAGGAGTTTAACGACATTGCACTAGCTAAACCATCTGATTTAACTGAAGTAGCTAAGTATGGTATTACAGATGCTATGGAGTTATCTAACGCTAAGGCTTTACAAACAGGCCGATTAGCAATAGGTTCTGCTGTTACATTTATGGCAGCTATGGCATGGAT